TTTTTCATCATATATTGCTATCTTAGCTTGTACATCACCTGATGTAACTCCTTGATCCATGTGTGCTTTACTTAAAAAGCCAAAGATACCCATACTTGTAATCAATGCAATAGCCATTACAGCTGGAACTAAGTAGAGTTTGAGTAGTAATCCAGCACGATGCCAATACTTACGCAACCATACTGTTGCAGTAATCTTAGCGAGTTCAAGTGCTGAACCCATAATGATAACTGGAACTACCGCTCCAGCAAAGATAGTAGTCAAACCAATAATACTATACCATGCGGCAATAGTGCTAAGTGTTAATGCTACTAATAAGGTGAGGTTGGAAAAACTGAATATTCTTTTAAGCATTGTATATTTAGTCTAAAATAGACCATCTAAATAGTCATTCAAATAGCTGACCGTAAATATCCATGAATTGTTCTAAATTTAGTATTAATTTTTGTGGGATACCGGGACCTTGATAAGCCAAGTAAGTAACACTTGCACCACCGCGTAGTTCATCTACTTCACGCACTTGGATAATCTCCATACGATTACCATCTTCAAAGGTATATGATTTACCTACCAATGGATGTGTCATACTATATGACCAGTTACATTATAAATCAAATCATCTAACTGACGTTGATAGTCTTGACCATTGCGGCGAAGCATCCAAATTTGTTCTACCAACCCTTTATTTTCATATTTTTGATTGCTTGAAGGTAACTCTCCGCGTTCTTCTAATTCTTCAATTAGGTCTTTGGTGTCAAATTCACTAATATCAACCTCAACTTCAACTTCGGTATATACAGTTTTATATCTGCTCATATCAATCCTTATTTCTTGTTGTGATAAACATCAAATTGTGACCACTGACCACGCCAGTTATCATGTTCACTATCCATACCGTCATCATCAAGTTCGCTACCATCATAACTTAAACGATTTACAATTGAACTACCTTGAACATCCCAAGTTGTATACTTTAGTTTGCGTGGATCAAATTCTTCACCTTCAGTATCAATAGTAGTTTGAATACAGCTACCCTTACCACCTTGAGTCCACATTACAAAGTAACCTTTACCCAAGTATTCTGGATATAGTTCTTCAACTTCTTCCGTAGCTTCCCAGCGACTATCATTGTTTCCGTGTGCTTCACCAATAAAACTTGCTAAGTTACCTTCATAGATTTCTTCACCACTTTCATTAGTGATAGTCATATGAGTATCATCTTCATCAAAGCCCCAGAATGAATGAACATCTTGATAGTCATAGTATGGTGCATCAAATCGTGCCTTCTCTGGTGTATCGTTCTCGTCATAATCATATGACTCATTCATAGCATCAGAGAGGTCATCCTCGTGATCCTCATCACTCCAGTATTCGTATTGTTGTTTAGTAATCTTACCTACACCAATCTCACGGGTGCGTCCCCAAATACGTATTGTATATTGTCCTGCAGGATAGTTTGGAAGCACATCACCGGGCATTTCAGCATCTAGTGCATCAAGTGCAGCAGTAAGACCTTTCAATTCTTCTTCCATTTCTTTATCCAATTCTTCTTCAAAGGGCCACTTAGCTGCAACTTGTTCTTCATGCTTATCAGATTCTTCTGATAGTTCTTCGCCTTCTACAGAAAGACGGTCAAACTCTGCCTTAAGTTCTTCTAATGCTTGATTCAATTCTTGTGTGCGTTCTGTGGTATCTTCAAAAAGATCCTCATCATCTTCTTCAGCAGCCTCTTCTTTAGCTTTAGCCCAACGTGCTTTATTAGCAGCATCCTTTGCTTCTTCTGCTACACCAACTTCCGTTAGTTCAAGACCACTATCACACATAGGGCAAATCTTAACAGCTTCATCTAAATCGTTGCCGTCTTTATCTTGCCAAGCCCATTGAGCATCATATTGTGAACCAGTCCATTTGCAACTTGTGCATTTGTGAGTAATAGGTGATACATAATCTTCACGCACTTCCCATTCTTCTACATTGTATGTGACTTCGTAACCGCCTTTACGATCGGTCCACCAGTCATCTTCATTGAGATAGTCCCATTCAATATCTACATCATTGTTCCATGCTTCATTGATAACTTCTTCAACATCTTCTTCACCGGATTCTAGTTGAGCAAGTTTAGCTTCAATCTCATCTTCATCCAACTCAGGATAAATTTGACTTAATAGATCGGCATCAATAACGATACCATAACGTTTTTCAACTTGGTGCCATTCACTTTTAACAACTGATATCATGTTTTACTCCACTGAACGTAAAATTTTCTCGCTATACACATGCAATACGCCGCGGTCATCTTCAACCACTAAACGAATTGCGCCACTTAGTTTAGCAAATACTGCTACAACATGTCCTACAAAAGTATAGTCGCCTCCGACTTTCTCTACCTTATCACCTACTTTAAATTGTGCTTCCATCATTCAACTCCAAAATGTTTAATTATTTGCTCACCAGTTTTCTTGCCTGCTATTCTAGCACATTCTTTTATAAGTAATACACTAAGTTTCTCTGCTTTTTGTTTAATATCAGGGTCTATAGAAACATGTTTACCAGTGGGCGATGAAGGATAATTGACTATTCTAGCAAATCCAGATTCAATCATTAATTCTTTTAGAACATCTTCATGCATATTATATTACTTGTCATCACGGAAACGAACAAATCTGGGAAAACGTAAACTATAAGTTCCATCTTTGTTTTGTGTTACGGCATCACATAGTATTTCAACTGTTCTACCAATAACACTATCACAATTATCCCAATAATCATGTCTAGCAGCATCAGTAAACCCACTACCAACATTGACTGAAATATCGACCCCTTGGTCGTTGCCGGCGCAAACAAGTGCTCCAAGTCGTCCTTTATTTTTACCAGTGCCTTCTTGAACATCAACTACCTCCAAGTCTACCGTAAGTGTAGGTTTCCATTTCATCCAAGATGTGGTTCGCTTACATTCGTAATACGCATCAAGGTCCTTAATCATAATACCCTCAAAACCTTGTGCTACCATATCCTTAGCATAACGTTCTAATTGATCCTTGCCAGCAGCAGTATCTAAATTAACTTTGATACTAGATAGAAATTCAACATTAGGCATTGTATCAACTACTGGACGCATCTTGTCCAATATCTTTAATCGTTTGCTTAACGATTCTTCATATACACCATTGTAGAATTCATTGATAGGAATGATATCAAAAATATTAAACACGCTATCGTCAGAATCAACATCTTTCTTCCTACGTGCTTGTTTCATCAATTCTTGGAATGAACTACTGATAACTTCACCATCTAATACAAAGCCATCTTTCAATGTGCGTTTGTTAGTGTTAACAAGGTTCTTAAAGTTATCAGAAATTTGTTTTTCTATCAATGAAAAGTTTTCAAACTCTTTGCCATTGCGGCTTAAACTTGAAACCACAGCAGTGCCAATAGTATTTGGTGTTACAACCATCAATACACGCACACCATCTAGTTTAGGTTCAAGACGTTTGACACCCTGCATCTCAGGACGACCTTCACTTGTAGTTGCTAATTGACAACCAAAGATTGGGATTTCATATTCAGTGCCCTTACAAATTTTATTAATTGTTTTATCACTAATACCTGCACGTAAATCTCTACGCAACACTGGGGCAACAAAATTGTTCCATTCAACGCTATCAAAATTCCAAGCTAATTTTTTTACTGCATCAATTGCAGCATTACCCGATAACTCTCGGGTGCTAAGTTTTAATATTAAATCTTCAACATCATCCCAATTATTAGCACGGTGTTGTAGACCATCTGAATCAGGGATTTGACGAACTCCAAAAGTAACGTAAGGATTATAACAAGCCTTAACGAATTTTAGAAAATTGATTGCGTTTGTGCTGCCTAGGACACTTGCTTCAAGGGCTTGGCGAATAACATCTTCTTTATGAAGTCTGCCGTCACTCTCGTTTAATTTGGTTATCCAGCTAGCTGACATTTATACAATACTCCTATCTATACTACTATAATACTATTTATTAGGAAGGATGTCAAGTGTTATTTTTGTGATTTACTGACTGATTTGCCCTATCTCTGCATTCTTCTACGACTTCGGGCGGGACATTTTCATAGTCAGATAGGTCAGAGCATTGATATTCTATAGTTACCGTATTTGGGTCATCATAATTGTTGACACATTCCGGATCAACTTTAATCCAGCACATTACAACAATCAATGATAACCCTGCGATAACTACATTTTTAATCATAACATTATTTATGTCTTTACTAAACTTAGTTTTTCTTCTTTTAAGATTTTAACCATTTGCTTATTGCGTTCATCTTGTTCTTTGCGTTCACGCTTTTCATCCATCTTCCGATCAATGGTCAGACGATCATATTCTCGTGCCCACAATACACCACGAATCCAACTATCAGCACCTTCCAATGTGCCAACATACATTACTGCATCACGGCTATAGATAGGCAATGCATTACTATCCTTAGGAATCAATGCTACATTGGCACCAAAACTATCATCATGCCTATATGCGGTAA